AAACGCATTCCAAGATTTTCTAAAACAATTCCATCACTGGCTGCAAAAAATGCTAAAATCATAGAAATGAAATGTTTTTCATCAGGATTAAGGTTATCCCAATGTTTCATATCTTTTGATAAATCAATTTCTTCAGCTCGCCAAAATAAATCTTCTTGTTTTTTATACATTTGCCATATGTCTTTATCCTTAATAGGAAACATTACATATCTATTATCGTTATCTTTTAATAGTGGTTCGACAAAAGTCTTGCTCATCCTAAATAATATATGTTATTATTTTTATATTTTTTTAAAAAAGGTTTTATAAATTTAACAAAAATTTTAACATATAACGATTATTATTTTATAAAATAATAATATAAATGTCTGCAAGTCTTAAAAGTGTATCTCGAAGTTTTAAGAATGTAGGAAATGTTTTTAGAAATGATAATTTAACAAATTTTGTTTTATTTTTGACTATAGCATTATCAGTAGGTTATTTAGTAAATAAAACATATCATGCATTAGTAGTGCTATATGTAATAGCAGCATTAATGTTTTTATTATGTAAAAATGTAGCTTGTGCTTTAGGAATTTCAATAATATTAACGAATTTATTTTTATCATTAAAAATAATTGATGTAAAAGAAAATTTTGAACATAAAAAGAAAGAATCAAAAAAATCAGATAAAAAAGAAGAAAAAGAGGAAAAAAAAGAAAAGAAAGGTAAAAAAGAAAAGAAAGAATGATTATAAATTAATTATTAAATATAAATAATTTATAATTATAAAGATGAATAGTTGTTTAGGAGAAGAAGTTGCATATGAAGATGAAGTAATAAAAAGAACTTTAAGAAATATAAAAGAAAAAGAAAAGAAATTAATTTATGAATATGATAATTTAAATAAATTTAAACAAAATAATTTTGAAGATTTTTTACCTTTTATTCATGATGAATTAGAACAACGAAAAAGTTTTGTATTATATAAGAAACTTTGTAAAGAACATCAACATATAGCTTTATTAAAAGTTTTAGAATATTTAAATTTAATAGAATCAAAAAATAAAGAATTAGAAACAAAAAAAATATTATTAAAATTAGGTTTATTAGAAAAAGAATTAATTCCTTATAAACAAATATTCATGTAAATATTTTATATTTATTATATATAAAATGAATTTTAATTTGAAAGGTATAACAGTAAACAATTTACTAAAAAATAAATACGTGTTATATGTTGTAGCATTAATAGCATTAATTGATATTTTAGGATTTATAATGAGACAAGAATTTAGTGCTGTATTATTTTTCTACTTAGTTGGAATGATTGCGTATTTTTACACTAAAAATATGACATTAGTTTTACTAACAAGTTTAGTAGCAACAACATTAGCTCATTTATTAAAAAATATGATGGGTTTAAAAGAAGGAATGGAAAATGAAGAAGAAGAAGAAGAAGTTGAATTAGAAGAAGAAGAGGAAGAGGAAACAACAAATACAGAAAAAAAAAAAGTAGTAAATAGAATAAAATTAAAAGATGATGAAGCATCAGATGCACTAGAAAATTTTGAACATAAAAAAGGAAAAAGTAAAGAAGAAAAAATAAAAAATGCTTTTGAAAAAAAAGATATATTACCAAGTAAAATAGAAAAAGAGAAATTAGAAAATGTTAGTCAAGATGCATCAAAAATATTAAAACAATTAGAAAAAAAAGGAGTTAAATCAGGTTACACAAATCAACAAAAATTAACTCCAGGTTTATATAATATTCCAAACAAAGCTCAATTAGAAAAACAATTAGGTGAAGCAGATAAAATTGAATCAGCATATGATAATTTAGAACAAGTAATTGGTGAAAATGGAATAAAATCTATGTCTGATTCTACAAAAGAATTAGTAAGACAACAAAATGAATTATTAAAAGGATTAAAAGATATAACTCCAGCATTACATGAAGCAATGGGAGCAATTGGAAAAATAGATTTAGGGGGATTAAAAACTATGTTTAATTCTACAAGTTCAGCATTATCAAAAGAATAAAGAAGCAAAATATAATATATTTGAATATATAAAATATATTATGTATAATTTAAAAGATAAATCTTCATTAATACTTTTATCAGGAGTGGTTTCTTATTTATATTTATTTTCATCATTATTAAATAAAAAATATAATATAATATTTATTTATTTTACGATTTTATTTGCTGGATACTTTATAATTGGAAGTAAAATTTTTCTATACAATTTATTAATAATTATATTTGATATTTTAAATAAAAAATTTATAATTAGAGAAGGAAATTATGATCAAAAATTTGAAGCAGGAAAACAAAAAGCAAAAAATAATAAAAAATTTAATAAAGATGGAGGTTCTATGGAATTAGATGGTATGAGTGAAGATGATGGTGATGAATTAGCAGATAAAATGGATGCAAAAGATCAAGATAATCAGAGAAAAAAAGAAGCAGGACAAGTAGATTTAGAAGATGATGGAAGTAAAAATAATGCAACAAGTGGTGAACTAATAAAAAAAGATCTAAGAATGTAATAATAAATTCTATTATATATTTTTATAATATATATATAATAGAATATGGCAAAAAAGTGTCCCCCAGGAATAATATGTGTTGAAAATTTTACTTTTTTATTTTTTGGTTTATTAATTTTAATAATATTATTTTTCTTATATATAAATTCAAATAAGAGTAGTAATATTTTAAATAACTCATCTTGCGATTGTGACATTCAAGGAGAATGTAAAAAAAAAGATAAAAAAGGATTGTTTCCAAGACCAAGTTATTCTTTTTCAAATGTAAATAATGATATATTATTGAATCCATATAGTGCACCAACGAGAGATGACCGAATATTTAATAATGATAATTATAATGGGCCAAAAATTCCAATAAATCAACCAACCCAATCAGTAGATACAAATTATAGACAAATAGGAATTTTAACACGCGTTCATGGTGGAGAAACAATATTACCATTAATGGGTCGTCCATTATTTAGTAATAGAGATAAATGGAATTTTTATACAATGAATGATAAAAATAATATGATTAAATTACCAATTACATTTAAAAATAAAAGTTGTACGAGTGATAGAGGTTGTGATAATGTTTATAATGGGGATACAGTATATGTAGAAGGTTATAATGATTTATTTAGAGTTACAGTATATGATAATAATGTAATGCAATATATACCTTATTTATAATAAAATAAAATATTTTAATATATACAGTATAATAATACATTAATTGAATAAATAATAAACAACACGAAATTCCGTCTGTTTAAATTTGGTTATGAAACTAATAATGTTTATTCTTGAATATTCTATGGTTTAAATTCAACAAATTATTCCATACTTCATTTTGATTATCTTTCACATTACTTAATAATTCACCTTTCTTAATTTTATTACCTTCTTTATCCTTTTCAGGACAAAATAAATTAATAATACAAGCAGTATCTAAAATAATATGCTTTGGAATAATGTTATTTCGTAATGGTAAGGGTTGAAATAATTTACTTTCTTGTTTTTCTAATATACCATTCATATACAACATTCCTTTCAAATATTCAAATGGTCTAACTTTCACATCATAATAAACTGATTTTTTTACATTTTCAGAAATAATATTTTGTAAATGCATTTCTTTCCATAAACTAAATAATTTATTTGTATCTGTCAATTCCATAATGTTCTTTTTGAATTGAAATAATATTTGTTTATCTTCTGTAATATCATCCGTAGTTTTATTTATAAATCGTAAAAGATGTTGAATGAAATGTTCTTGAATATTATTAGATAAAGATGTATGAATTTGCGTTGCTAAATAAGGTAATAAAAATGTGGTATTCTTCAAATTTGTTTTTTCGTGATTGAGTAATGGTTGATATTCAGTTTAGTAAAAATTTTCTAATGTGTCTAAAAGTTCAACATCTTTACATTTCTTTCCTCTATTATCACGAGTTCCTAATGTCTTAATACAATAAGAAATAAATGTATCATTTAATTCAGGTAAAGGATAATTATTAGTAAAACAATAAAGAATATATAACCTTATAAATTGATAAGTATGTAACTAAATCATTCATTTCAAAAACCAAATTATTAATAATAGGTTATATTGTATCACAATTAAGTAAAATTGTTTTGAGTGGAATTTTCAGGGTTTTATAAGCAGATTTTTCATTATTCCTAAATTCTTGGAATTCTTGCTTTTTCTTTTTTCCCATTTATATATTTACTAAATATTTTATTTTTAAATATTTTTACGAAAATAATATTTGAAAATAATATGTAATAAAAAATTGAATAATTTTGATTTTACTAAATATATTTAAATATTAAATATATATATAAAATAATATGGAAAGCAAATTTTATTGTGAAAAGTGTAATTATAGAACTGATATTGCTTCTTGTTATAAACAACATTTAGAAACTACATTACATAAAACAGGCAAAAGAAAAGAAAGATGTGATAAGACACTTTATAAGTGTAATAAGTGCAGTTTTGAGAATTATAATAAGAACAATTATTTAAATCATATTCTTAACAATCATTCAACAAAGGAAGAACGAAAAGAAAAATTTAAATATTATTGTGATTGTTGTGATTTTGGTGTATTTGTAAAGTCTATGATGGATACTCATTTGAATACAAACAAACATCAATTAAAATTTAATGATAGTCAAAATATAAATATTTAATTTGTTAATTAATTTAAAAATAAAATATTTAGTAAATATATAAATGAGTTTTTTATTGGATAATAAAAAAATTGAATTAAATACTATGACTGATATTAGTAGTATTATAACTTGTAATATTGAAGTAATGGACTTAACCAAATTATCAAAAACAGAACTTTTAGTAAAGTGTAAAGAACTTGGAATTACAAAGTGTAAGTCCAAAAATAAATCAGAATTAATTATTTTGATTAATAAAAATAATTCTGAAAGTAAAACTATTCAAGAAATACTAATTAAAGAAAATGTACTTAATAATATTTCACCATTACGATATCCTGGCGGAAAAACTCGTGCGTGTAAAATAATAGACAATATAATTACTGAGAATTTTGATGTAACACAATTTGATACATTATGTTCGCCATTCTTTGGTGGAGGTTCATTTGAATTTTATTTTCAAAATAAATATAATCACAAATTAATAGTAAATGATAAATTTACACCTTTATATAATTTTTGGAAACAAATAAAAACAAATAAAGATATATTATGTGATGAATTAAATAAAATAACATCTGTTTCAAAAGAACAATTTACAAATTATAGAAATACGATAATGGAATTAAATGATAATATGCTACAACAATCATTACAATATTTTATTATAAATAGATGTTCTTTCAGTGGAGCAACATTATCTGGTGGGTTTTCGGAAGAGGCAAGTTTAAAGCGTTATACGCCTTCATCTATAAATAAAATTAAAATGTTAGACTTTTCAAATATAGATGTATATAATTATGATTTTGAATATTTTATTAATAATTTTACAAATGAAAAAACAATAATATTTTTAGACCCACCATATTATTTAGAAAAACAATCAAAACTTTATGGTAATAATGGCGATATGCACGAAAATTTTAATCATCAAATGTTATTTGATTTAATAAAAACCAAAAAAAATTGGATTATAACATACAATAATTGTGAATATATAAAAAATTTATACAAAGATTATTTAATAATAGATGTAAATTGGAGTTATGGAATGAATAAAACAAAGTCTTCATCAGAAATTATTATATTATCAAAATAAGTTCAAAATTAATCACTATACAATAAATTAATGGGTAATTTTGAACTATCATCTAAACTATAATTGCTTTTAACTAAATTTTTTATATTTTTTGGTTGACAAGAAATTGTTACCGATAATTTACAAAATCCCTTTGTATTTTTAGTGGTATGTATTTTAGTTCTTATTCTTAATTGCTGTTCACATATAAATTCAGGAACATCAAAATTACATATATCATTTCCTAAATGATATAGTCCTTTATCAGAAATTTGTATATAAAAACAACCTTTTTCGCTATATAATTTTTTAATTGTATCATTTGGACATTCTAAATATGTATCGTTATAATCAGTTGTTTCTTTTTTAACTTGTAACCATTCTTTGTGTGTTATATCTTTTAGCATAAATGGTGGTATTTTTCCATTAAATAATATAGAATTTGATATCAATTCTTCAAATATATTTTTAGATTTTTCTGGTATTTTATTTTTACAACTACCTACCCATTTTTCACTTTCGCAATCATATTTTATTGAACATTGCATCCAATCAGGAGTTTTTGATTTTTTTATTTCAGTTGGAACAACAACATTATTATCCATAATACATTCAATATCATTTTTTGAATTACAACCACCAAGTTCATCTTCTTTTTGTGTGTTAAAATCGTTATTATTTAATTTACATTTTTTAACAACATTATAAACTTCCAATTCATATTTTTTTCCGCTAACCGAACAACCAGCCCCTTTTGAAGTCATTTCTTATTGTATTATGATAAGTATTTTATTGTATTATGATAAGTATTTTATTTATAAAAAGCAATTCAATTTTTTTATAAATAACGTGATTAAATGTATAATTAAATATCTCTTTATTTTCAGAATTACTTGATATATTGTTAAATTTTAATTTAAGTTCATAATATATCTCATTAATTTTTAAGGGTATATTATCATTAAACCAATTTTTATCAAACAAATCAAAAACATAATATCTTAAATAAAATATTATTACATTATCATTTACATTAAATGTATTTTTAATTATTTCATTAATTTTTACAATTAATTCATCATAAGTAAAACCTTCTTCTATTATTATTTTATCTATATAACTTATTATCTTATCTTTTACATTCTTTATATGCTTTAACTATTTTTGTATCGTCTTTTTCTAAATTAATGATAGAATTGTAAATTTCTTCGCTTAATAATTTTTTATTTTTCCAACTACTTAAAAAATAATCAAAAGTGTCATTATTCTTTGATACAATAAAATATATATTTTTTACTTTTGATTGTAAATTATTTTCATTTTTTATTGTTTTGAATAAATCACTATTTGAACGATTAAAACGCATTTGTCCTGTATGATATTTAATTTGATAAGTAATATATTCATTATTATTATTTTTAATAGTAATATCTTCATAAGTTGAACCATCTAAATTTCCTTCTTCAATAATTTCAATTATATTGCTATTTATTGAATTAAAAAATAAATATATACCATATTGTCTTTGATAACTAAAACCTCTTGCCTTTTTAGTAGCATCACGATTTGACATATAATTTTATAACTAATTATATTTAATATAATTTAATATAATTATATGGTCGGCGTTTTAAATGTCCAAAGGTGTAAAAAATCACGAACTTGTTTTCCAAATTCTTTTTCTTTTAAATTTTTTGTTCGTAATTCAGGTGTATCAATATTTATAAGTCTACAATTCTATTTATACAATCTCTCTGGTTCTTTATCGGTTAAAGGAAAAACAATATGTACAGTATCACCATCATAAACTTTAACAACTTTACCTTCACATTTTCTACCTTCATATGAAAAAACTTTGACTTTGCCGTCTACTTGATCCCAATTAATCATTTATAATTATAATATAGAAAATATATTTAAATTATAATTTTAAGATTTAAGCGCTAGAGTTGAGAGATTGTGTGTAA